CCCGGCCGGAATATAACATTTCCATGCTACTTTAATCTTTTCAAGCGGTTCTTTACATTCGGCTTCCTCTATGAGGCGAATGGCTTTTGGCGTTGCTTCCACAGCCAAAATAGCAGTTGTAATCGTCCCAGCAACACCAAGAATTGTAAAAATATATGTATCGTTTTTTATTAAGAAATTTCCTGCACTTTTAAAAACCTTATTAACTATAGACATTCGTTTCTCCTTCTGATTTTATTTGCCTAATACTGGTGATTAATAATACGATGTTTAAATATGTTCCTTTCGAAGCAAAAATTTTATCACATAAGAAAAATGTGCGGGCCAAATATAGCAACATAATAGGAGAAGAAAAGTTAATTGGTTGCGTAATTCGACCCGCACAAAAAAGAATAGGAGCGCTAATAAATTTTTCAATAAATTGTAGTATAAATATACGCTCCTATTCTTTCACTATAGGGCTTGTAATTTTCGCGAGGTTATGTAATTTCAATACCGCATAATGGAAAACATGGACGAATTCCATTGGTTGTATAAACCCCAGCACTAAAAACATCTGCCATTCCATAATTAACTAGACAATATTTATCATCAGATTGATCCCTTAACCAGAATATAGAGCCGTCAATATATTCGGGTCTTACACGAAACAATGAAAACTGATTAATACTATATGTGGGCTCATTATTTGTTCTCATGATCCCTTGGCCATATACCATGGATTCATTCATAAGTTCAACATTTGCAACAACTTCTATAGAAGAAAGATTTTCATAATAATTGGGAATTCTATTACCAAATATAGCTTGTAAATCTGTTAAGAGAGCAGTATTAAGATATTCTCTCACTGTAGTGTCATGATATGGAATTGATACTGTATTATTGGTATCCATTGGCAAATCAAGTAATGGCTGGTCAGGAACAATAACTAAATGATTTCCTCCCAAACCATATCTCCAGTAATTAAAATCGGCGATTCTATAATATACATCATTTATGACCCAATAATCTCCCAAATATAAATCATTAAATGTTCCGCTTTGAATCGCATTTGCTTGAGCAGGGGTGATTGCACTTCCTAAATTATTTCCTCTAAATAAATCTTTTCTTCCACTCCAAGTATTATGCATATTAATTATTGGGTCAACTTTAGAAGAAAAAGAAGAAAAGTCTGATAGAAGAGATCCTAAATTCCTTACTAATTTGCCTCTTTCACTCTCCAAATATTCAAAATATTCGATATACTCATTAACATCTCGTGCTGTAAAAACTCTTGCTACTTTTGTTCCGGCCGCCCAAGAATGTGATGGTTTACCATCTGATTTCCTGATAATATTTATAGAGTTGTTTGGGCCATATTTAGTAACTTCTACTGTTTCTGTTGTGGCACTATCAAATCCAAGAGTAAGACGAGTAATTAAATTATTTGGATCTGTTTGAAAAATACTACTATCTGCAACAGTAATTCTGTTATCTTCATCAGTAATTGCAGTTATCAAATATGTAGATGGAGAATCTTTTTGTGGTATATGCAACGTTGGTTTTGTCATTTTTTCCTTTCATTAAATAAAACTTTTTATAATTACTCCAATGTCAACAGTTCCATGACCTAGAATAATTTTTCCATCATTTGGGGCACCAGTGAGATTATCCTTAGATATCTCTTGAACAACCAGATTTTGATCAAGGCCATCATCTGTAATAACACGCACAACATCCCCAATTTTTAAATTAGCGGCATTATAGATTGTTTGAATATCAAGCTCATAAGTAACAAATGGCCGAGACAATTTATTTAAAATTGCGATCCCATAGTCATATAAAGATTGTTCATATTCGAATCGATCATCATTTATAATGCTAGTTATGACGCCATAATTCGCAATTCCTTCTATAGAATCTAGATACTCTAGCCCATTATTTAAGTTCTTAATATTAAGTTTGGTGCCATCTTCTAGAATCTTTCCATAAAGATATAGTCTCGTGCATATGCTTCTTGGATCTGTTGTTTTTTTTATTCCTGTTATGTTCTTTTTATATCTAATATCTGCTATTGGTGTTTGAGAAACCTTTTTCAAATTTAATACCCAGGGGAAAAATTGTGTATTAAATTCCCAATAGTAATCATCTGTTAATACTTTTGGAACAGATAAAAGAGCACTTAAAAGATTTTGATCTTCGAACTCATAGACAAAATGGTTAGTATAATCGCATGTTTGCAGCGACCATTTTTTTGGTTCATTTTGGTAACTTAATATATTATTTAAAACCTGCTGAGTATTTTCATATCCTACGCCCCCCCATACTTGATATCCAACTATTGAACTATCCATTAAAGTACTAAGAACATGCTCCAATGTATATACGGAATCATGCGTATCTTTATTTAATTGCTCTACTTGTGGCATAATTCTGAAAAGGCCAATATACTTATCTCCTCCGCCAGCATCAATATCCCACATTTCAACAAGATTAAATGGTTCACAATATTGTTTTTTATCGTCCAAATATGGGAGTGTGAATGTTCCAGTCCAAACAGAATTTGTTTGCTGCGTAAAACCCACATCATATGCGTTTTGCAAATATGCCAATCTTTTTCTAGTTTTCCAATTATAAACAGCAAGTGATTTCATTATGCTGCTCCTTATAACCATCTATTTTGCCAAATAAGTGTTGTGTCTAATTCATTTGCTGGTAATGGATTTGGTTGTATTTCATAGCTTATTTCAAATTTAAGTTCGTTTGTTCCTTCATTCAATTCAAAAAATATACTTTCATCAGTTAATGAAGAAACATCGTGATTAACTCCAAATAAAACGGTCATTGAATCCGTGTCGATCGTTATTGTTTGATCGGGTTCTAAAGAAATTCCTTTTAAATAAATAATATTTGTTTTAATATCTCCAATATTTAATGAATCTATTTTCCCTTCTCCAAATATATCAACATCCCACTCCATTACAAGTGTTAATTCTAGTTTTCCATTCGCTCCAATTATTTCGCCATTATTTCCAGTAATATATGCATAAGAAGCGAGAACTCCTAAAGCATTCCCTGATCCAGCAAATATAAAAGGAATAAAATTGTATATCATTGTGGGTTTGCAGACTGCGTTTCCTTCTCCATGAATATAACCTTCATACTTATTATTGGATTCTCTATCAAATCTACCGCTATCAAATATAAAACGGTCAAACATAGTTCCTCCTAACTTTCAGTTACAGTCAAAGAACCAATCGGTACTGTTGGCTTAACTCCTTGCATAAGGGGATAATTTGCACCTAACGCGCCATAATAAACAATATTTCCTCCAGTTAGTGCAGTCATAATCGCAGCATACCCAGCAATAAGCCCGGTTGCTGATGGGACAGTTGTAAATTCAATAAGATTTGTATTTTTGATTTCTCCAAGAGCACCATTAATAGAAGGAGATCCCCAAACAATGGGCTTTCTAGCATATCCAGAATAACTAATTTCTGTTCCGCTCCCATCTCCTCCTGGATTAGTTGAAAATAGTGCTAAGTATAAAGTTCCTGCTAAATTAGCAGATAAAGTACCTGTTTTGTATGAGTTTCCTTTTGGCATATCATCCTCTCTTATATATCTTCTATAAATCTATGTGTAATTTTAATAGATGTTATCTTATTATTTGTAACATTCTTTATAATAAGTCTAAATGGAGTTTTTGTTGTCCCATCTGTTATAACTTGTATTGTTTTATTAGTACCAATAAACTGTTTTTGCTGAACGGCCGTCTCATATGCAAATGGATGTGTTATAGTAAAATCTAAAGTAAATTGCGCGAACTCAAGCATTTTTACTGTCGGAGGCGGGGAACTCAAATATGCATTATAATGCATAGCCGGCTCATAATCAAATGTTAACTCTCCAACTCCATCAAGCCATCCTGCAATTAGTCTAACTTGACGTTGAAGATCAACGCCTTCTTGCTTTGCATATGAGCATAAAATACTTTCCTGTCTAGATTCATACCCGCCATCTTCTTGAATAAACGAATTGGATCGTCCTGGTATTTCAATAAGACTTCTCCTCTTACGAGGAGATAATACTCTACTAGATGGGGTTTCTCTTACTCCATAAACAGAGCTATGAACGCCTTTAAATGTAAATCCTCCTAGCATAATATCATCTCCTCTCTTTTAAGCATAAGATGGCTTTATTCCTCTTGCTCGCATTGCGTTTTCTTGCTTACGATATAATTGATCGGCAATTTTATCAATGTCTGCTTCAGAGCGAATTGTAACACCATATAAATTAAATTCATTCTTAATAAGTTGACCGGCTTCCCCAAACAAATTACTGCCATTTTGACGGCCGGTAAGCGAGCTCCTATCTTGATTAAGTTTCGAGACAGCAAGTCCATATGTTTGTTTTCCAATCATACTATTAAGAGCGTTGGCCCCAGATTGAACGCCAGTAAGATCTAATACTGGACGTATAACTGGGTCTGAATTAATCTCTGTTGATACTGCATCAGAGATTTGACTCATTACTGACTTAAGTCCATCAATAGAGTCTTCGCCGAGTTGCTCGGCGCTTTTAACTACCAAATCTGAGTAGTTATTAATACCAGCAATCAGTCCAAGATCAAGAAATTCGCCAACCTTCGCAAATTCTTTTGATGGAGAACTAACCCCAAGGTATATACAAACCGCCTCGATTAATTTTTGGGCCAGAGCAGTTCCTGCCGAAATAATGGCATATGCTTTATTATTAATACCCTGTATAATCCCGTCTCCAATAGCCGTTCCTGCATCGATTGCTTTTTGTTTATTAGTTCCGCTTGTTAGCCCACTCATGACATTGTTCATTATTGTGGTTGCGGATGCACTTACTTCTGCCAATTTTGTTTGGTTTTTAAGGCCTAAAATAAAAGCGTCAATAACAGACTTTCCTTTGTTAGTAATGTCTGGCAATCTATCAGTAATCTTGTTAATAATGGCGTTCATAATTTTATTTGTAGAATCACCAATAATGGCCAGTTTTACTAAGTTAGTCAACCCTGCTATTATTTGATCCATTATTTCAAAAGTTTTATTTTTAAATAATGGAAGCGACGTTGTAATTGCTTTTAGCATTTCAGTTAATAGATTGTTAAAATCAATTACGATAAAATTCGTCTTGCTTATTACTCCATCCGAAATAGATCCGACAATATATCCGCCGAACCTTTTAAATTCAGGCAATGCATTAGTTACAACATCAATCATTTTTTGAACAATGTCTTCTGTTGCTTTAATAGCATCGATATTAGAATTGCTGATGCCTTCGTCCAAACCATCTACAATATTCCCACCAAGATCTTCCATTACTTTGGAGGGCGAATTGATGTTAAATAACTCCTTAAAGCCAGATATAATGTTTTGGCCGACTGTTTTAACTGCGTTTACAACTCCAGTAATTCCTGCGCCAAGACCATCGATAAGGCCTTGAAGAATAGATGATGCCAATCCCTTTCCTTCAGAAGAAGTTCCTCCCTCAATGCCAAAGAATGTTAAAATACCATCTAAAAATGCAGTGCATAAATTAGCAACCGCAGCCAATAATGTGGGCGTGTTCTCTCTAATCGAATCGGCAAGGCCATTAATAAAATCGATAATCATCTGGAACGCAGCATCAACTACTCTAGGAACCTCTTGCCCAATGCCCTCAAGAAATGCTATAATAATATTAGCGCCAGCAGCAATTAAATCTGGAAGCTTCTCGGCGATACCATTAAGAATATTAACAACCATTTGTATTAATGTTTCTACCACAGTTTGAATATTGCTCGATACACCGGCCAAGAAGCCCAATATAATTTTCATACCAGCATCTACGAACTCTGGTACGCGTTTAACCAATTCGGCAAGAAGGCCACTGAGAAACTCAAATATAACTAGTATTAGCTTCGGGAATTCTCCGCTTAATATGGTTATTAATGCTGAGAACACAGCAACCAATGCTGTCGCAATGGCTGGTGCGCCCTCTATGATTACCGTTGCCATGGCAACAATTCCAACCGCAACCTGCTGTAGCAAATATGGTATTAGCCCGATAATTTCTTTTATCGCGGAAACTAGTAGACTTATTGACGCGGATCCAGCAACGCTTAACGCCGACAAACCAGCAGCAAATAACCCAAGCCCCGCACCTATAGCCAGAACACCAACACCAAGTAGAGCAATGGCTACGCCAAGCCCCATAATAGAAAGAGTTAGCGGGGCTAGAATATACCCAGCAACTCCGACAATAGCAAATACTCCAGCCAAATATAACAATGCACTTCCGACCTTATCAATAGGAACCGCGGATAAAGCAATTAATGCGGGAGTCAATAAAAGAATTGCTCCACTTATAATAACCATTGCCGCTGCTCCAAATAAGACAGAAGGATTAGAAAGTAGAAGTAAAGAAGCTACCATAATGGCCATAGATATACCAAGACCAATCAGGCCTTGTTTTAATACCTCAAACTTAACTACACCCAAAGCAATAACCGCGCCGGATATAACTAAAATTGCTCCAGCCATAGCGCCCATACTTGCAGCAGCAGCCATCATCTTAATTGGGTTTATTCCCTGGCTAATTAATATGCTAAATGCAGCCATACCAGCCATAATAAGGCCAACGCCAATTAATCCTTGTTTCATCTTATTTGGATCAAGTTGACCCATAAGAGCTACGGCGCCAACTATTTCTAATATAGTAATAGAAATAAGTCCCAAAGCAGCGGCTGCGGCCATAAGATTTCCGCCTTTTGACAATCGACTAACAGCAATAGCAAATATAGCCATTCCTGCAGCAATTTCTCCAACAGCAATTAGCCCCTGTTTTAATTTATCAGGTTCCATATTGCCAAGAGATTTCATCGCTAAAACAATAATGTTTATCCCAATACCAATAGATATCAATGCCGTTGCTGCTCCAAGAAAGCTTTTTGTGTTTTGCATAAGCTTGCTAAATATAACTAGTTCTGTGAACACTGCGCCAAGAGCGAGAATACTCGCCATTAGACGATCCGCAGGAACCGATGCAATTGTCTTCAAAGCAAAACTGATTAGTAATATAGACGCTGATAATGCCATTAGTTGCCCGCCAACTTTTGCCATTGGGCCACCACTCATGGCTTTATTCATAATTGCAAATGCGCCGACCAGCTCAACAAATAACATTGTCAAAGAAGCAACTGCTCCGCCCATTCTTTCCGGGTCAATAAGGCTCAAAGCGACAACAGAAGCAGCAAGTAAAGCAATAGCAATAGCAATACTTTGCAGTTTTTTAGCCTGAAGACTTTCTTGGTATGACTTTAATGTAGTTTGAAGTCCACCAAATATACCTTTAAGACCATCTGTAATACCAGTTGCATTATCTGCTAACCCGGTAAAACTAGATATAAGATCCTTAAGACCAATTAATACCCCGCCCTTAAGCGCAGTAGTAATAATCTCAAGAAGCCCGCTAAAACCATCTGTTTGCCATTTATTAGCAAGTGCGGTTTTGATCTTATCAAACATTCTGACAAGAAAGTCGCCAACTGGCTTTAATATAGATATCAATGGCGTGAAGAATGTTTTAATTTTTTCAATAAACCCATCGAACCCATCAAACTTAGTAGGAAAGTTAGAAAGGGAAGTTTTAATAGCATCAATACTTGTCGAGATAAATTCTGATTCTTTGAAAATATCAATAACAGATCTGATTTTTTCACCAATATATGTAAAGGCATCTCCAATTTTTGTTGAAATATTAACAAAGACCTGTGACTTATCTGCAGAATCCTTAAGATTAGTAAAGAACCGTGCGATATTAGAAAGAAATCCAAGAAATCCGTCACCATCTCCTGTAGAAACAAGAGAAATAACACTACTTATCCCATCAAATAATCCTTTAAAAACAGACGTTACAAAATCAATGGCGAGACTAATCGCACTAAATACGCCCTTAAATATAGTTTTTAATTGAATTAGGGTCTTGGTTGTTGGCTTTAAAGATACCATAAAATCTCTAAACCCCTCGCTTAATTTCGCTAATTTTTCTCCGGTCATCGGAGGAAATACATTTGTAAATGCTTCCTTAATCCAAGAAAGGGTTGTACTTAATGCCTCCCATGCTGCGGTGATGCCCTCAATTATAGCGGTTCTACCACCAAGTTTTTTCCAATCATTAACAAGTTGATTTCTAGAATCTGCACTACTTTGTACAAGACCGCCGATAACATTAGAAAGCCCTGTAAAAATTTCTGTTGCCTCGTCATAATCGCCAAATATAAGTTCAAAAGATTGCCCCCATCCGGATTGGAGAGCTTCTTTTGTGGTATCAATTAACTGTGACCAAGTTCTTACCTTTGTTGCTGCTTCTGTTGCTTTCTTACCAATTATGGTTGTTTCGTCTGCATAATCATTTAATGTTTTTGTAAGTGCTTCGGTCGTCATCCACTGAGTCTGCAATGAATCATTAAAACCTTTTGTCGCGCTAATAATATCACCACTAGAAAGAACCTTGTACATTCCATCTGCTTGCTTTTCTAGCGTTCCCGCCGCAACAGCAGATTCTAAGAGTTGCGTCTTAAATTCAACAGTAGCCATATTAGCATTTTCAATTGACTTCCAGTCAATTAACTTAACATATCCGGCCGATAAAGCTTGAGAGAAGTTATACATTGCTCTTGACGCTTCGGCAGAGCTTGCGCCAGATAAAGCAGCCGCATTTGCAATACCTTTAATTGCTTGAACAGAAGTTTCCAAATCAACACCAGCATTAGTAAATTTACCAATATTGGATGTCATATCAGAAAAACTATAAATAGTTTGATCCGCATATTTATTTAATTTTTCTAGTTCCGCGTTAACCATTTCAAGATCTACTGCAGCGCCACTTTTTGTTTTACCAGAAGCAAGCATTGTTTTAATTGAATTAATCTTTAATTCATATTCGTTGAACCCAGCCGTAATCGGCTGAATCGCAAATGAATTAATCAGTTGTTGCCCCATGACAACTGCTTGGCTACCAATTTTCATTAGCGCGCCAACGGCCATTGTTTCGAATACTGAAAACTTTCCAGTAACGCCATCAACAATACCAGACAATCCAGCAAAACTAGATCCATTTGCAGAATTTCTAAGAGCCTTATCAAAATCAGCTAAAGATCTTGAAGAATCCCTAATTCCTTTTTCAAAATCTCTATTTTCAAACCCAAGTTCTACAGTTCTATTATCCACTTTATTCATAGGTTCTCGACCTCCTTCCAGCAATTATCTGCAATTTCATCAAATATGGGTTGCAATGCCGGATTAATATAATCTCGTCCTTGCACGTAACCTCCATTCTTTGTTCCGTGGCCATATTGCAATAATATAGCTACTGGTGTTCCATCGCCTGTAACATTAGTGTTACTCCAAGCAATTCCTAAATTAAAAATTTCATACTTCCAAGAATTTGCGGTTTCTCCAGAATCTTTTGGAGTATACATTTGTAAGGCGGCAACGCCCTGACGTCCATATCTATCTAGGACTGAGCGGATTCTCTGAGGCAATCTATTTTTAGCACCATCAAAAAACCTTTCGATGTTTTTAAAATTGCCCTTAAGGCTGATCTTTATCATTGCCGCCTCCTATTTAAAATATCTCTGGCTGAATCCCATTATCTTTAAGTTGTTTACTAAGTTTTTCCGCCCAGGTTCTCCATCTAGCCGATTCTTTCTGTAAATATTCAATCTGAGTATTCATGGCTTTCTTATAATTTTCAAATTCTTCTTTTAACTCTTGATATTGATTTGCTTGTTCTTTTTGGCAATCTTTATAATATTTATCTTGTTTTGATATTGTATCATACAATGTAGATATGGTGTCCGCATCAATATTGTCAACTTCACTATCATTCTTTTTAGAAGAAAAATATAATGCAATAATAGACCCGATTAGACCGACTACTGAAATAATAGTATTTAATGTCATTTAAGTCTCCTATAATTATTTAAAGAATTCCCAAAAACAACTGCAATTGAAAATAGTGTCCCAGATCTTCCAATAATTTGGTTAAGTTCTGATGCAGGGGGAATACTACATATAGAATAGATCATAAAAGACATCCAGAATAGTCCAACCACCATATATAAAAGTTTTTTTGGCTGCTTTGTATACTTGAAATATAAAAGGCCTTCAATTATGACCAAGCCAAGCCCGAACGCCATAATAAAATATTTTTCCAATTCAATAAAATTCATAATAATTCTCATAGCTTTCTGCAATCGCCGATCGGAATCCAGCCGCGGTTAAGCTTTCCCCATACGGCTCCAAATTCGTCTTTTTTTTCTTCCAGGATTTTAAACACATCATGCTTGGGGATTGATCCGAGTACTTTATAATTTTCTCCAGGGCCTTCTCTTTGTAAGGTGTTCTTTCTAACTTTAACTAAATATGGAGCAAACGGCTGTGGCTTTGTTATCTTCGCTATAATTGACGGGGTGTATCTTTCAATGTCATGCAATTCTGTTTGCAACAATCTTACATCTGATTCCATTTCATCTAGTTCTTCTTCCGGTTCTTCAACCTCTTCGAATTCTGGAACCGAAAATACCCCGTATTCCTCTTTATCTTCTACATTAAAATTTTTTCGATACGAATTTGCTTTCATGGTATTAACCTCTTGTGTTTAGTTGTTTTTTACGAGCGGCATTAATTTGCGCGTTTCTACTAAGAACCGAATTTCGGCCCATTTTCTTAGGTGGAGCATTCTTTATGCTACATACTCTAATCAAAGTTAAAAGTCTATTTAAATGCCATTTTTGGCATTCAAATGGAATGTTTAAAGAAATCATCCAATAATAAATAATTTCTGAAGTAATGATTTCTCTACTTTTAGATGCTTCAGCAACGTCTGAAATTGTAGTTGCCGTCATCTTAGCATCAATGTAATCTACTATTTGTTTTTCTTGTTCTTTATTGAATGCATAAAGTATATTATCGGGGACATTCCTGTCTATTATCATACAGCGAATATAATCTCTAATTTCTTCATTTGTCTTTTGATCTTTACCGAGGAATGGCTTACACCATTTTGACTCCCATTTTGATAAAGAGACAAGAGAGTGTTCTAAATCGATGGTTCGCTCTTTTACTGAAACAAACTGGGAAGTTTCCTCGTTATAATATTCGGTATCTGGTATCTTTATCGTTAACATTCTCTTGTCTCTTTTATCTATTGTTTTACTTTACTTCGACCAACTTATTAATAAATTCGATCATTTCATCTTGGTTAGAAAGCATGTGTTCAATAAATGCTTCATAAGCAATAGAAGATTTAAAATCTGCAAGAACTTGTTCGTTCTTAACAAACTTTTGTCCATCTTCGCTCCGCTTTCCGTATGATAAATCAATCAACCGATCAAGTAAACGGGCGACCATCATGATGCTTTCTGCAAGAACTTGATTGTTGGGATCGAATGGATTTTCTTCATTAATTGCTTCTACTTCCATTCCTTCTAGAAGTTTGGCTCTATCTTGTAGCGCCTGAGCAATGTTCATAATTTCGCTATAGACGTTGTCTTTTGCAGTTAAGACAGATGTTTTTGATATATGAAAGTAAAGATTTTCGGTGCGTTCAACACCATTGTAATCAACAAACTTAATAGATTTTTTTAGCATTTTATTATCTCCTTTCAGATAATTGGATGTAGTTGATGGGGCAACTTAGAGCTGCCCCATCTATTGAGTAGTAAATACTAGTCTGAAGGTCCTGCAGGAAGAAGAGCAAGAATTTCATCTGGGGTTGGCAAAGATGCTTCTACAGATTGCGTGCCAAAGAGAAGAGCTTCGATTGAAGCAAGACTTGCCGCGGCAATCTTAGTGCTATCAATAACCAGCGAAGCAGTTGGTTTAAACCCAGCAACTTCGATGGGACTCGTAGTGAGTTCCCAACTGAAAGTAATGGCTTCGGGCGAATCATTGATGGTTGCATAGGCTTTCTCTGAAGGAGCAGCCTGCGCGCCATAAATAAGATGAAGCTTGTAGCCATAAGCATTTCCATCAGTATCGTTGCCAATAACAGTCTTATAAGCAAGACCGAAATATTTACGAGTCTGCTGACCGATCATTACGCCAGTACCAAGTTCCGCAGATCCATCGCATTCGGCGAATTCATCAGGATAGGTATAAGCTTCAATAGTCGCGCCAAACTCTTCATTGCTCATAAGAGACAAATATTTGATATTATCCGCATACAAAGGAGTCGCTTCGGCTCCTGATGGGGATTCAGTAACGGCGGTCAAGCCATTCCAAGGAACGCCAAGAGGATATTCCCCCTCACTATTCCGTACATAAAGAACGCCATTTGAAACACCAGTTTCAAAAAGACGATCACCACTTTGATCCCAAACTAATTTGGCCATATTATAATCTCCTTAATTTAATAGTATAGTGTAAAAACATAATGATTTAAATTATCCGAAATGAAATGTCTATCAAATGAGCAGTACTCAAATGCATTCAACATTGATAACGGGAGTCTTGACTCTGGATTTTGATCGATTACTGTAACCGTGTATCGAGTCTTGTTTCTGTAAATAAGTGAATTTGCATAATCTATACCAAGCCCATCTAATTCATAAATAATACACGGATAACTTAACTTAATTGAGGATGGTGGTTGAAAATATACTTTATTTGATGAAAGCAGGGCTTCTAGTTCCGTCTGTAATGCCAATCTATTATCAGCCATTATACACTTCTCCTAACGTTAAAATAAGCCTGGGGCGTTGGATTTCAATATTAGTTACTTTCCAACGCACACCAAGCCATAAAACATAACGTATTGTAGAAGAATTTTCATATAAAAACGGATCTGCTATTATTGAAAGTTGGTTGGAAATAGTAAGATTATCATTTTTATGCTCACTCGCTTCCCACCTTCTAGCATTTTGAATAATATCTCCTCTATATGAATGCTCTACAACAACCTCATCCCATACTCCAGGAGATATTTCTTTTTGTGTAATATAGCCAATCGGCCCATAAAATTTACTCATAAATATCTCCTATTTTATAATTAGGCAGAAGGAGCCACTGCTGGCTCTACTGCTTCGGTCCAGAAAGCGATGGCCGAATGAGGAAGAGCCAAAGCGCCAGAGACACGGGTTTCAATCAAATACTTCTGCTGATTGAAATCAATATCGAAATCATCAAACATGGTAATTGCGCCACCCTTATCGGCACCAAGGGCATAGTCGGCCATATTAACGAGAATGGCAGCAAGTTCACTATAGACAGCCAAAGGATCCGGATTAACAATATCATCCATAACAGGAACATCAACGATTTCTTTAACACGAAGTGCAGAAGAAAGTTCTTCCATTGTGTTATAGATCCGACGTCCGAGAGAGTCCTTCAAAAGCAGCATATCGCCAAGAAGATCAGTGCGAATAAACAATGAAGGAGTACCGGTGCCCTTATAATCCTTACGGGCGCGAATAATCGCGTCAATAATCTCTGAGGTAGTGGGCTCAGTATCCACTGCGTCTTCAGGAGAGATGACTACTGGAACAGTATACAAAGGAGCATCGGTAGCAATCGGACGGATCTTGGTTTCGATAATTTTATCATCGCTGGCAGCAGAGCGGCCATCGCTAACAAGCATTGCACGAGCAATTTCGGCCTCAAGACGGCCGCGCATTTCATTTCGAAGCCAAGCAACAACGTCGAAATCAGTAATGTCAATAATGTCATCACGGTCAAGTTTCTGCTTCTTATAGACAGTCTGAGGATCTGTGGTACGCTTTAGCAAAGCAAATACTTCTTCAGTCTTCTCATTGCCCTTAACATAACCCAGAGCGCGAGCTTCTTCGCCAGTAATATCGGCAACGATCGTCTTTACACGAGAGAAAGGAATATGACGAGCCTGGCCAAAGACCTTTCCAACCCATTCTTCGCGTGGGGAAACCATGGCGGGAAGACCGGTCAGAGTCTTGGCATCAGGGAACAGATATTCAATATCGGTAATGCTGTGCTTCAAGACACCAGTATCGTTGCCTTCATAAGCAGCATATGCTTCTGAGATTGTCTCGAAGCCATGGGCTAGAAATGAATTCTTAAGGGTAGATTGGGATTTACGGGCGTCAATAAAGACCTGCTGAAGTTCATCGTAGGTCAACGCGTCGTGGGCCATGGTAGTATCATCACTGGTGTTATCAAAAACATTTTTTTTCATATTTGTATCTCCTTCGATAGCTGTTTGTTTTATTTTTTCTTCTGATTCTTCTTCAACTTCATTTGCGGTTCTTAATGCTTCTGCAATCATTGCATATACAACCATTTTTTGCGTATCATTAAGGGTTTCAAAAACTTCAGCTACTGTTTTGTCGTCGTCTTCAGTTTTATCTTCCTTTGGGTCTTCCTCAGCATGGGAAAGTTCCAGATCCTCATTGGCAGAAATAATGGCTTCAGTTTCATCCTGAACAACAGATCCGTCGCCATGTTCAAATGCCAGATTATCAATATATGCCTCTGGATTTGCTCCGGCAATAACCAAACTAACTTCTCGAATGGCGCCATGAATAACATTCTTGCCTTTTTCAATCAATGAATTTGCATAAATTGAGAGAGCAGAAATATCTCCATGCTTGACGGCTTCCTTTGCATCTTGTGCTGCTGGAGAACCATTTAATGAACAGTACGCGTATACACCATCTTTTCGGTTTTCAAGTCGCGCATGGCCCAGAATATTACCTGGATCATTATGAAGATGTTGCCATACCAATGGTACTGTTTTTCCATCACTATCCTGAAATGCATCTTGAAGAATGGTTCTTCCATCACTGCATTTCAAGCCTACTTTAGTGGCGTATCCACTAAAATCATACTTATTTTTATCAGTCATATAACTCCTTTACTATATTTTTATACATTAGTTGGCCCTTCAGAAATTGGACTGGCCATTGGTTCTTGTGATGTCGGCTGTGCTTGCACTGGCATATTCTTATTTCTTAATTCATCTGCTTGCGGGGCGGTTGAGGGTTTTATACCAAGAACCGACCGAATCTCATTCGAAGTAAGAATTTCGTTTCGTGTAAAGCTATCTGCCAATTCCGCCATTTCTGTTGCGGGAACCAATTTAAGAACGTCTTTAAACCCCATTATCGTTTGCCCTTGTGTTCTTGCTGTTTTTGTCAAAAACTTTCTGCGCATCTCTTCAATAATTGAAGTAACAATAGGTTCAACAGTTCTATTATAATAGTTCAATAATGTTTCGCCATTTGCCTTTCCGGAGAAAACATCTTCGGAAATACCAAGTTGGCTATACAACATATTAGTCAAATATGTGACCTGAGCTAATAAATTATTCTCAGAAGGCCTATTTAATTGAGTAATATGTTCGGTACCATCCGTATAAGCAATGCCGTATTTGCTACCACTTAATTGATCTTCAATCGCCCTTCTTCTTTCTTCGGCCTGCTTTTGACGCGCCTCTGTTTTTATAATATATGGTAACTGAATGATCAAATCAAGTTTTCCACTTCCACTTTGTTCATCAATTGCATCAAGAAGGGCCAGTTTTCTAATAAGCCTTCGCAATGTGCTATTCGGTTCATTCATTATTGCATATAGTGGATTTTCAACAATTCCCACAAGTGATTTTGGTAAAATAAGCGGTTCTTTGCGGCCAGTGTTGTCATTGTATACTTCAACGCGAACGGTATTCGGGTACCAGTCTAAAATTTTTCCTGTTCTAATACTCAGAATATCATATGACCCAGTTACTAATGGCGATATTGTTGTGTCTACTGGTACAAGTGCGACAACGCCCTCATCAAACATGCTCAACACAGCATCATGAATAAATGCTCTTCCTGTTTGATCCTTATTCGCTTCGACAGTCAAACAACTTTGCATTCCACTATTGATTATTTCCAAAAATCTATTATTATCATCAATGCGAACATGATTAATATCAAATGCGGAAACATCCATCGCTATTCTATTATAGATTGCTGTTACGATTGTCCGCTCGCTGCCTCTTGATAAACGAGGCATCGTCGGGTTTACCGAAGAAGAATAACCGAGATCTCGATATGTATATGTGTCTTCGTATCCATCTTGTTTTCGAAAAGCATTCCAGGCGCTCTTAAAGCGCGATCCTAGTGTTTCACCCATAACTTATCCTCCTTTATCCATTAGATTTTCATTCTTATATCCTACTTTTCCACTAGAAAATACTCCTTTGTTTAACTTGGATAAATCATAGCCAGCATCTGCATAAGCTGTGTGAACACCGACTTCTCCGCGCTTTGCTACGAATCGCAAAACTTTTCCAGATGGAGTTGAAACGTCGCCGATTTTATTATTCATAAGTTCTGCTAATTTATTATTATATCGGAGAATTGATTCAGAAGAGAGTTTCCCATTCGACTTGAATTGAGGATTAAGTTCTTTTTTAACAAATTTTTGAATATCTTTTTTAACAGCGTTTTGGGCTTTGGCTTTAATTTTTTCTCCCTTTGTACCGACCCATTTCTCATCTTTTGCTTGAAGTCTGGCGGCGCCTTTTGAAGTTAGAGAACCATCTGGATTTTGATAATTGCGTACTCCCCATTTTTGTCCTCGTATACCAAAATGTACTAGTATCTTATTCATTATTTCATTCTAACCTCCGATTCCTTTCTTCGCCAAATATGATTTTACTAATGCAGCACCGGCAGCTCCTGCCGCAGCGCCAGCAAAAGCGGCTCCGGTTTTTGATAAGAACTCCTTAGCAGCAAGCCTTCCTGGGACAATATCTTCTTCTACCAAAGTTTTAAGCTTCTTTTCCATCTGCATTCTATTAACTGCTCGCTTTATATCAGAATCAGGCATAGTTCTTCGATTTTTGTGCATTTTCGCGCGATCTCTTCGAACTTTTGTATCTGCAGAGGGTCCTTTTCTAACACCCCATCGCATCCCCCGAACACCAAAATGCGCGAGTTCTTCTAGAGAATATACTTCAGTTTTTTCTAAAATATCCTCTGGGCTAACCTTCGTATTCGTTTTCATCTTGGTCGTCTCCATCTTCATCGGACATAGTAACAAACGCGACTTCTTCATCTTTAATATCAAGAAAATCTTCGGGTATCTTCATATTTTTAACGAATCCATCATCGCCCCATTCAACATCCATTTTCCATGATATATCAGCATGTTCAAGAATATCGGAGTGCTTTACATAATCTCTTCCATTGGTTATAATAAATTCTGGAACAAAATCATTATATCCTTGAACCGCAGTAATTTTATAATTTGTTCCATCTAAATTGGTCTTAGCGACATCATTAAGCATTTTTTCCATTCTAGAAGTTAACATTTTTGTATATGCTTCATTTCTGGCTCTGTTCTGTTGCCTTCCTTCTTTAGAAAATATCGTTTTTAATGGCTGTTTTCCATATTTTGCTGTAAACTCTCTTTCATGTGCAGCAAGTTCTGCATCCGATCTTCTAGCAAAATCAGTAACAATTTTTCCTCTTATGGCTTTCATTTCTTTTTTAGCGGCTTTCTTCAAACTTTTTTCGTCGTCTACTTGATTTTTTTTCTTTACACTTTCTACAAATTTCTTATCTAAGGCTTTTTGATGAGCAGAACGAAAACCAGTGCCCTTTTCAATTGCCGCTACTCTTTTATTATCAAGCTTTTTTTGATGAGCAGAACTCGAACCATCAGAACCACGATCTTTACGAACTCCCCACCGCATTCCCATAACACCAAAATGCGCAAGTTCTTCTGGGGAATATACCTCAATATTTGCATTTGCCCTTCGCAATGCAGAACTATCAAATGACTTGTCTTCTTTTTTTACTGTTTTAATTATCTTATTCATTATTCCTCCATTAAATTATTCAAAAGCTTCTTTGTTCAGTTTGTATGCCACATATGCATCTAATAATGCCGCGACAGAATCTATTTTTTCAGCATACCTCTTTTTCAAGAGTTTTCTATTGCCGTTTGTGTCTTCCATAGTAACACAATTTCCCATAGTAAATGAGAATAATTCTTGGTCGAATATGAACATCCGCTCTTCGCTTAACTTTTTCATTTCGCCAAGAGGAACAGATTCGGTTTTTGCGCCCTGTATTACTTTTTCAATACCATATGGGCCATTCTCTTTTTCCCATCGTTCTACAAATTCTCTTGCATTATACGGATCAAAACCAAAACAGCGAACATCATACTGCGATTCTTCAATAAATCTATCAAGATCATCATACACATCCATCATGTCTAATACTGCCCCATCAAGAACCATTAATGACCCCTCATCTATGAATTCGTCATATTTCATTCTCATGGCGCCAGGCAATTTCATTAATGTTAAACTAGAAATATAGCAACGCGTTTTAACGCCAAACTCTCCTCTAGGAAGCGGAAATAGAAATGTAAATGCACAGAAATCGTCGCCCTGCGATAGGTCTGCGCCAAGAGCGCAAGGCATAGACCAAAAATCTCTTCTCCTATGCGGAAGTGTTTCTTCATAAGTAAAGAAATAGGTATAGCCTTCCATTGGAATTCCAAATCTTTTTGCAAGAATATCGTTCCTTGTCGCCGGTGCTTTTTCTGCTCTTTCCACATCCAATTGATAGACTTCATATGTTACTGTCTTTCCAAGATTCGGATTGGCCTTAATCCACATTTCTGGTTTACCAACTTCTTCGATATCATCAAGCCGATAATACCAAATAGAAACATGAGGATTAATGTAGTCTCCTTTTAAGATGTCCATTAGTTCCATTTTGATTGTATCGCCGCTGCTGTTTCGAACCGTTCCTTCTGAACTAACTGCCACAATAAGATAGTCATCTAGCTTGCTAGCACCCTGTTCTATTGCGCCAACAACATCTTCTCTAATGTCTCCAGAGAGCCATTCATCGACTGTAGACACCTTTGGGCGCAATCCTTGAAGTTTGTCAATGGACATTGGGCGAATTTCAAGCAAGGAACCAGTTAAAAAGTTTTCAATGCCTTTCTTTGTTGGGGCAAGTTTAACTCTATTTGCTCTACTACCGGTTGTATTCTGTATAGATCCCTCTGTTAGAAACTTGAATAGCGGCCCGCGAGCTCTTGTAATCGCAGTTCTAATTGGAGATAAAACTTCTTCACTTTGCTTCATTGTCGGGGCGGTTGCTATTTGATGAGTTGTGGCGGTATCAACATTTAAGAAGTAATTATGTATAAAGCTGGCATAAATTGATTTTGCTGCTCCACGAGCAACTATAAGATACTGTTTATTTATAAGTCTCTTTTTAATTTTTCGTGTTACATATCGCCCGCCCTTTCCTTCTGGGCCTGGTTGGTATACGCTTCTTTCAATAAAATAATACCACCCAAAAATCTGTTCGGCCCAAAGTTTAAATGTATCTAATAGGTATAAATCAGAGCCATCGGTGAGTGTTAATTCGGTTTCGCAAAAGTCAACAAACCCATCAACAGCCTTGTCGTCATAATAAATAGAAGGATTCCTGATTAGCTCATCAATCCTATTCATTTCCAGCGCAACTTCTTTGCAAACAGGGATTTGACCACGCAACACGGAATCTCTAAACTCTTTATAATATTTTGGTGTTGCCGTGTTTGATAACGTCATATTTATCCTCTTTTGCTACTAATTTTTTCTAGCACAGATAGATACTCATCATCATATATAGTATGTAACTCTGATGTCTTCTTATCAAGAAGATTGGCACCCCATTTTTCCATTCTAATATTTGTTTCATACTTACGTTTTGCCATTGCTTCAAGTTTATGCCTACCAACTGCTTTAAATACAGGCGCCATGGATATGGCGACCCTTGTTCCTCTCATAATAAGTTGCTCTGGTGTTAATGAATGGCGTTTATACTGTTTTACAGAATAATCTTTTTCTCCAGTAGTTTTATAGCGTTTACTAATAGCTGCTGCAGACGATACTTCTTTTAATGCAGTTGTCATTGCCGTTCGTTTAAGAATATGAGCGGCGGTTTTAGCAATAGTTTTAGGGTCTTTTAATTTAGAAACATTACCTGTTAAAACATATCCAGCAGCAACATTAATAGTATTTTTAAATATTTCACTAGCTATTTTATCAGAAACAGGCTTGCTCATCCATTCTGCCGCCGTTAAATCTTGTTTGTTCATGCTTTTTGAGTCTTTATTTTTTGAAACTATGTTGCTTGCTTTTTGACGATTTTGCTCATACCGATCTTTACGAACACCCCATCGCATTCCCTGAATACCGAAATGAGTTATTACGACATCGGCCTCCTTTATTATCATTTATCCTCCTAATTATCCAACACATTACTATTTAATATTGCTTGCAATCCTAATTCTTTGTCCCATATAAATGCCTGGGCTTGCCGAACACTTCCAATAAAGCCATTCTCAACATGCCAGCTGTCAGTTGCTGTGATTGCGCTTATCCTACGAAAGATAATGCCGTTATTAGTTTTTGTTAATTCTGTGTGCAAATGCCCCATATGAAATTCTCTAAATAGAGTTTTGCCCCATAATTCTGGAGCCTCTACTTGCATTAAACCTTCTAATCGTTTACCTTCTTTTTCGCCATGACTATATCCAATAAGATTTTTGCCATACATTCGGTACTTTCTAGGAGTTGCGCTTAGGTCAACCGTAACACTTTTTGTATTGGAATATCGTTGCGAAAGCCCGGCAGTTGCAGCATAACTAAGCATTTGATCATGATTCCCTGGAATCCATAAAATTTCAACCGGGGAAATTTTTCTAAGTCGTTCAACGGCCCATACCAAAAGTTCAATGCCCTTTACAAACATCTTCTCCCAACGAGTATCTGAATCCATTTGTGTCCCGGCAGTTGTCGTTGTTCTTGGAGTATCAAAGTGGAAAAAGTCTTGCCCAACCGGAAATATAATCTTTTCTACATTACCAAAAGCCAATGCTTTAGCAATTAGATCATCTACGGTTTTTCGCCATAGCTTTTCGGCAATCTTTAAATCATAATCCGCCTGATTAGTTTCCCCAGACCAAGAAAGTTTACCTAAATGGAAATCCATAATTGGCAACTCAAGCAAATAACTTCCATTTTGATTTAAGTCTTTGGTGTATTCGTATTCAACAAGATCAACTGGTTCTAACTCTCTGAATGCACTTAAAATCTGTGGAAAAGTAATATTTCCTCCAAGAGGTTTTACCGTTAATGTAATTGAGTACTTTCTGTTTTTATTAATTAGTGGTTTAGACTTTCGATTAACTTTCTTACCATCAACTTCTGTGTTTACCATCTTCATAGCAACATCCCAAGATCCACTAACTATTTTGCAAGACACAACTTCCCATAGAATTGGATCAAATCCCATCTTTTGCATTACATTGGCCGGGGTGGCTTCTTCATTAGGAGGCAAATAGATATCTTGTTTTATGGTTTGGCTTTTATCTGAATTAAAACTAATCTCTTTAGTATCTTCATTAAAAGTTTCTTCATTCTTTTTAAGTCGCCGCATTGTATCTAAATGTAATTTAATTCCAGTAAGATAAGAAGAAGCAGTTTTCTCACTAACATCTTTTCCGTAAAATTTAATAAGCTTTTCTTTTGCAGATCCGGTTTCATTAAGAATTTCTTTTTCTAAGTTAATCAAGAATACTCCTTGTCTAATTAAGAGCCCGAGTTATTCGGGCTCTATTAAAATAACGACTAATAAAATTAGCTATTTTGTTTACTATAAGAGAAGCCGATAACTGGGGCGCCCCTAGTAACTGCGTATGTAACCTTACTCCCAA